ACTTCAAACCAATCTATAGAGAACAGGTTACTGTGGTTCACATAGATGGAAATCTCACCAATGTGAGCAATACTAACTTAAAAACTGTTTGTTTGAATTGTTGTGTTGAGATCAGTAAGAATGGTTGGTATCCAGGAGATCTAATACCTGATTAGTTAGATGTTGTATGCTACTGTTATTTTGTATTTCATAATCAAAATCCCAACCTACCCATTTGTATTCACTGGCATGTATTTCAGGAAATTTATCTTCCATGTTATGACTTACAACTGAGTTCGGTGTTGCATTCCAAAGTGTTCTGTTATCTTGTACTGCCAGATTCCACCATTCAGGATCTCTTTCTCTTTGTACTTTGATTAATATTCCGCCCACTTCTTTGATCATTGTGAGTTCATTATAGAATCTTACATCAGGAATAACATAATTTTTATTGACATTTTGTAATAATTTATTTTTTACTAAACTTACCCATATGCCGTCATAGAATCCTTGACGCATACATTCTGTACCAAACTTTTGTAAAATAAGTCTTGGCGTAATTTCTTCGCCAGTTTCTTTAGTCCAAAATTTGTCTGGTGTTTCTCTCCATTCTCTGCTTTCAGGTGTATCACCTTCCAACATGTCTCTGTCCCAACCATATATAGTTGCTACACCATCTTTTAGTTTATCGGCAAAACTTATTTTTTCAAATCCATGGGTATCCACTAAAATGTCAGCAACAGTACCTTTACCGCTACCTATTAGTCCGCATATTCCTATAATCATATATTCTCGTTAAGTTAAAGTTATCCAATTATAAAACTAAGTGGTTTACTGCCATCAACAAAGTTTTTAAGTTCTTCGTCTAGTGTAACCAATTCGTTTTGTGCATCTGCCTTTAGTGCATCACCATTTAAACTTGTGCCACCTTGTGGTCCTGCAATAGTACTGAATTTACTTCTTGCTTCGCCAAGTGTATATTTTGATAATGCAAGTGCATAATCTTGTATCCATGGTCCTGATTGTTTGTCTAACAATATACTTTGATCAGTTCTTTGGTTATATACCCAAAGCACCACTTGTTCACCACTAGTACTAAATTTTCTTAACAGTGTCACTGTGTTGGATACAGGATTCCATTCAAAGTTAATGAAACCACCAAATAATCTAGCACTTAATTCTTGATATTGGTAGTACATTTCATAAGTTGCAAGTCCGCCAACACGTCCTGCTCTTAACAAATAAGTGTTAACAAATGCCGCTTCAAAAGGTTCAAACTGTGTTGTTCCTTCGTTAGCACCACTGCCGACACTACGTCTAAAAACCTGTCTTACCTCTTCTACTTCATCAGGTAAAACATATTCTTGTTGATTTTCTACAATACTCAAAAACAAATAACTACTTTCTACACTGTTTGCGGCCCTTTGACGATATCTTCTCAGTGCTTTGTCAATAGCCATATCATAGTGTTGTGGATCAAGTTCCACATCGACCATACCATCTCCTAAACGAAGTTTAATATAGTCTATAGTATCATTTCTTAAGGTAGTAAGGTCTGTAGCCATAATACTTCCCTACTGTTATGCAAAATCTAATGATGTTTTCGCAGTTACCGCCGCACTTGCTAGGTTGATACTATCAACTGTGCCTAATGCTTGTATCTGATCTTCTAGGTGAGCCGCAAATGCTTCACTGTTACTACCATCATAAGTATCAGCCGCATTACCATGTGCAATTAAAAAACCCATACGTTGGTTTGACCCATGTAGGTCACCTTTAATACATATTTCACAGTTATTAGCAATCGTTTTGACCACTTCTGCAATAGTTGATTCTGGTCCAGTTTTAGCATTTACTGCCGCACCAAAATTGACTTCAATAAAAGTCATGTTAGCATCATCTTTACCAATGAAAAATTCTAAACCTGTTCCAATAGCAACTGGATGTGTTTTTGTTACTGTAGCCATAATAAATAAGTCTCCTTGTTATAATGTATTTATTATTTGATTGCTTTTAATAAAACTGTATCTGCATTAATTCTACCATTCAGTTTAACATCAACACTGTTAATTTTATCCAAATACTTTCTCAGTTGAACTTTAGTGCATTTGTTGAATTCTGTTAGTTGTGTATCAGGTTTTCTCAAAGTTTTTGCAATACTTAAACCAGTATCAAAGTCTTGTATGGTTGTGCCTTTGACTGTTAGTGTTCTAGCCTCTTGAGCAACGTATTTGCCAATTTTTCTAGTTTTTACATTAAACACCCATAACTCTGTACTGCCGATTATTTCAACTGGATTCACACTTGCAGTTTTGTATTTTTCATCTGTTGCAAGATATTTCAACTTTGCCACAAGTTTAGTGGCACTTTTTGCAACTGGTTTTCTAGTTTTTCTATTTGCTTTGCTCTCTGTTATGATCATATTACATGCATTTACAATAGATGAATAAAATTCATAACCTTTTTTGATATCGTTTTTTGTTAGATTACTGTATCCTTCTTTTATTTGCCCTATTATATCTTTTTGTTGTTCACTCATTTTGTCTTTTATTTTTGGAGGATTCAACAGTAGTGTAAACTCATCTAGTGATGGTTTGTAAAAATTTACAATGTGCCTTGTGTGTGCTTGGTTCACATTCAATGATCTCAATAACTTTACAATATCAGGTGATTTGAATTTTTTTGGGTCACTGATAAATTGATCTACAATTTCTTCTATTTGTCCTATAATTTCTCCGCTTACTTCACGAATACGTTCTTGAATATTTGGCGTGTAAACATTTTTCTTTTGTTTTTCTACCTGTTGTTCTTTTTCTGCAAGTGGCTTTGCTTTTTCCAACCATTCTTCAAATTTGTTGTTTATCCATTTTTGAGATTCTTCAGGTGCAGTCAAATCATTGTTAGTCCAATGACAATATGCCGCTATGTGTCTGTATGTAAAGTTCCATTCTGGTAACTTGGTGATTGTTTTGTATTCATCTTTGGTGTACTTCTTTTTTAAGAATGCTTTGGTAATAGCACTTGCTTCTTTGGCATCAACTTCAAAATGAAAATAGTTTGTACACTTTTTATAATCATCAAGAGGTGCACCTGCACTTCCTGTCAATTTTCTTCTACGTATTACTTTTTTAGGTTTTCTTTTAGTCAGGGCCATTGTAAACTTCCTTTGATTTTTCCTTGGGTAGGAAAACTATGACTAAACTATCGCATCTAGGACACGATAGGTTTGTTTCTATTATATATTCCGGATCATCAGGATCGTTGTCGCCACCCCATATTAGTTCTTCATTGCAGTGCCAACATTTCATCTTGTTTGTCCTTAATCATAAGTTCCAGTGTGATCATATTGCCGACGCTTTGTGCCATGTGTGGCCATTTGTCAACTAGCATTTTTACAAAGTCATCTCGCTCTTGTAATGTCATTCTAGCCAACATTTCTACAAACATATCCATATCCATGATGTTTTCCTTTTGATTGTGTTTTTTTGGGGGCTTCTCAATACATCAACCTAACCGAGCAATGCCCCCAATGGCTAGGTCGGATACATTCTATATTTCGGTCTATGATTCCCTGGGTAGTACCACACCTGTAAATCTTGTTATGTTTCACTTCAGCAGTCCCTCGCATAACCTGACCGTTACATTATCGCCTCATATCAAACACTCCTTTTTTCTAACTATACATACACTATAGCATCAATATACATTCTGTCAACCGATTATTTTCAACTAAATATAATAAAGGACTTAATATGCCCAGACTCAGCCTATGGAAAGATGGTGCCCACACCAACGATTTCAAATTTTTTGACAAAAACATCAGAGAAATGTTTACTGTTGGCGGTACAACCATTAACATACACAAGTATCTTGGTATAAACGAACAAGGCAACAACGAAGATAAATCACAACCTAATTACAATACACCTGACCCGTTAGGATTTCAGGACTTTTTGTTTTTAGAAAATAGAGATAGAAAATATGATAAAGATGTATATGCTTTGAGAGGCATATACAATGTAAGCGACACAGATTTTGATCTAAGTCAATTTGGTTTGTTTTTACAAAATGATACATTGTTTATTACTTTTCATCAGAATGATATGGTTACAAATCTAGGCAGAAGATTAGTCAGTGGTGATGTTTTAGAACTACCTCATCTTATAGATCATTATGCAATGGATGAAAGTGTTCAACAAGCACTGAAAAGATATTATGTGGTGCAAGAAGGTTCAAGACCTAGCGAAGGATTCAGTCAAACTTGGTGGCCACATCTATGGCGTGTAAAGTGTACACCACTTGTGGACAGTCAAGAATATCAAGATATACTCAACATTGTACAAGAAGATAGCAATGGTGATCCAAGTGAAGTTACTCTAAGAGATCTGTTAAGCACTTACAATAAAGAATTAGAAATAACAAACAAAGTTGTAGAACAAGCAGAAGTAGAGGTTCCTGAGAGTGGTTATGATACCAGCAAATATTATGTAGTACCTACAGGACCAGATGGCACTCCTCTAGAACCAAAAGGACACAATGCAGACGAAACTACTGCTGATGCTGACAGCACAAATATAGATGCAAGTAGCACAAGAATAACACCACAAAACAGTAATGCATATAGTGGATATTTAATTGGTGATGGATTGGCACCAAATGGAGAAACTATATCAATGGGAACTAGTTTTCCATCAGGGAGTCAAGAAGGTGATTATGTACTGCGTGTAGATTTTTTACCCAATAGATTGTTTAGATACAATGGAAGCAGATGGATGAAAGTAGAAGATGATGTACGTAGTAAATTAACTCCTGGTACAGGAAATACACAAAGAGATGGATTTGTAAACAATTCTGCTACAACAACACAAGATGATAATACTGTAATAGATCAAAAACAGGCTTTAAGCAAAGCATTAGAAATACAGGAAGATGATTAATGCCACAAACTTTTTTCTACGATAATCAAGTAAGAAGATTCTTATTACAGTTTATCAGAGCATTTAGTAATTTCCAAGTTGAATATGGAAATAACAGCGATGGTAATACCACACTACTGACAGTACCAGTAAAGTATGGTGATCCAACACGTATGGTATCTAGTCTAATCAGAGAGAACAGTGAAAACAAAGTTATTCCTACACCTATGATAAGTTGTTATGTCACAGAATTTAATTATGCAAGAGAACGTGTACAAGAACCAACGTTTATAGATAAAAAACACATTCGCATGAGAAAATATAACAAAGACACAGGCGAATACACCAATCAGCAAGGTAATGCATTTACAATAGAACGTATGATGCCAGTGCCTTATAATATGACAATGAATGTTGATATATGGACCAGTAATACACAGCAGAAGTTACAACTGCTAGAACAAATACTTACACTGTTTAATCCTTCATTAGAAATACAAAGTACAGATAATTATCTGGATTGGACCAGTCTCAGTTTGATAGAACTAACCAATGTAAATTGGAGCAGTAGAAGTGTTCCACAAGGAATGGACGATCAAATAGATATCAGCACTTTATCTTTTAGTGTGCCTATTTGGTTAACAAGTCCTGCTAAAGTAAAAAAACTTGGTGTGGTTACAAAAATTGTTGCAAGTATATTTGATGAAACAGGAAGTATTGATGATGGTGTCATAGACAGAGGTCTACTACTGGGTGAAAGAATGAACTTTACACCTATGAACTATGGAATATTATTGATAGGAAATACCGTACAAATTATAGATAGAAATGAAACAGTAACAAATAAAGTTGTACCAAATTTAGCAAATGATCCGCCAGAAAAGATAGGTACTGATGATGTAAGTTGGAGAGCATTAATCAATCAATATGGTGAATTACAGAGTGGAATAAGTCAAATTAGATTGAGTGTGGGTGCTAGTGAGGTAATTGGAACTATAGCATATCATCCAAGTGATGATAAAAAATTGCTTTTCACTGTGCAATCAGACACTATTCCAACAAACGATATTACACCTGTACTAATGGTTATTGATCCTGTTAAAAAGGCTCCTGGTGTAGGTTTATCTGACGCCGCTGTAGGTCAACGTTATTTGATACTTAAAGATATCGGAAACAGCATCAACAGTGATGGTCCAGATGCATGGAAAGGCAGTGATGGCAGTGAATTGATTGCTAGTGCAAATGATATAATACAGTATGATGGAATCAAATGGAATGTGAATTTTGATAGCAGTACGCAACAAGGCACACACTATGTTATCAACAACAACACAGGAATACAGTACAAATGGACTGGAAGTACATGGGTAAAATCCTATGAAGGTGAATACAAGGCCGGCGAATGGTCTATAGTTATATAGTTGCTTTTTTATTAATCTTTTTACCTGCACAAACATCATACACTGAATTAAATGTAGTGAGTGGTAAAGTTTATCAACCAAAAGATAAAAAATATGGTTATACACCACAATACAATAGACAACAAAAATTATATAGGGGTACAACAGACAAGAAAAAATATACCACATGCAGATTAGCAAAAACAGTAAAATCAAAATATACAGGACGTCAAGCATGTATATATAGAGGAGGAAACAAAACATTTGAATTGATGTATGAAAATAATTGTCCAAAACAATACAAATGTGTGTAT